TTCGCAAGGCGCTTCAGGTATCTGCGACGCCAGATGATGCGTCATTAAGTGAGGATGTGCGGAAATATCGCGGGCTCTTGATTTTGGCAATGGAGAAGATTGCCCACGAGCACAAAGCCGTTCTCAGGGATGTCACGAAGGCGCTGGCTCCGATCAAACAGCTGCCCAGGAAAGCGTCCTAAAAGTACAGTACGGCTCGAAAGCGTAGTCGCGTCTGATTCACTAACCCTCACCAAGTGTCACCAAACACCACCAGTCCTTAGGTAAGTCTCTTCACAACCTCGTCGGTCCTCCGCATGCTGCTCGGCATGCGAGGCACGCCGCAGCCGCAGACGATTCAGGTTCCGCCGCTCTGCCTTCGCGCCGACATCACGTCCGTTGATGACGACACACGCACCTTCGAACTGACGTTCTCGACCGGCGCCGCCGTCGAACGAATGGACTGGTGGACCGGCAAGCGCTACCTCGAAAAGCTCTCAATGAAGCCGGAACACATCCGGCTCGGGCGGTTGAACGCCGGCGCCCCACTGTTGGATGCGCACTCGGCCTGGTCGATCACCGATCAGATCGGTGTCGTCGTGGACGACAGCGCCCAGATCGTCGGCGGAAAAGCGCGCGCCAAGGTGCGCTTCTCGAAGCGCGAATCCGTGGCGGAAATTGTCGGCGACGTGCGCGACAAGGTCGTGAGGAACGTGAGTGTCGGCTACCGGGTCCACAAGTTCGAAGAGGACGCCGGCAAGGACAACAAGATCCCGGTCCGCACGGCCATCGATTGGGAACCCTTTGAAATTTCCATGGTGCCGATGCCCGCCGATACGGGCGCGCAAGTCCGTGGGCAGGGACAAGAACGTGGTGACACGAACCCGTGCGTGATCGTCACGCGCGCTGGACAGGAGACGACGATGCTTGACGATCCGAACCCCTCGCCATCCGAAACGCTCGTGGAGCGGAATCCCCTGGACCCGGGCGCCCCGCTGGCACCACGCCTGACGCTTGCCACGCCGCACGAGCCGACCGATCACGACCGTGGCGCCGATGCCGAGCGCACACGGATTCAGGGTTTGATGGCGGCCGCGCGACATGCCCGGCTGCCGATCTCGTTCGCCGAGAAGTGGATCGCGGACAAGACGACGTTGCTGGATGGGCAGCGGCTGGCGCTCGAGGAGTGCGGAAAGCGCGACGTCGCCACCATCCCTCGCGTCAGTGGACCATCGATCCAGATGGGCGACGACCCACAGGTCCACGTCAGGGCGGGCATGGAGAACGCGCTGCTCCATCGCGCGAATCCGGAGATGTTCAAGCTCGAAGACCACGGGCGCCAGTATCGCGGGCTGACGCTCCTCGACACGGCACGGATCTTCCTGCAGGCACAGGGGCACCGGACGACCAGCCTGACGCGGATGGAGCTTGCCGGCCTCGCGATGGGACTGAACACCCGCGGCGGGATGCACACGTCCTCAGACTTTGCGAACCTCCTCGCGGACGTTGCGAGTAAGAGCCTGCGTCGCGCGTACGAAGTCTCCCCGCAAACGTTCAGCGTCATCGGGCGCCGCGTCACACTCCCCGACTTCAAGGCCGTGAAGCGGCTGAGCCTCGGCGAAGCACCTGGCTTGAAGACGATCGACGAGCAGGGCGAATTCACGCGCGGGACAATCGGGGAAGGCAAGGAAGAGTTCCAGCTCACGACCTATGGGCGCATCTTCGCGATCACGCGCAAGGCGATCGTCAATGACGACACCGATGCATTTTCGCGCGTGCCCACGCTCTTCGGTCGTGCGGCGCGCAATCTGGAATCCGACGTCGTGTGGGTGCAGATTCTCGCCAACCCAAACATGGGCGATGGCGTGGCGCTCTTCGCCACGGCGCATGGCAATCTCGCCGGCACACCTTCGATCATCGACATCGCGAACGTCGGGATCGGGCGCTCGTCCATGCGCAAGCAGCTCGCGCTCGACGCGGTAACGGTCCTGAACCTGTCGCCGAAGTTCCTGATCGTCTGCCCCGAGATCGAGACGGTCGCGGATCAGTTCGTGAGCGTGAATCTCCTGGCCAGTCAGGCCTCGAACGTCAATCCCTTCGCTGGGAAATTGACCGTCGTCACCGAGCCGCGATTGTCACTCGGGATCACGATTGATTCCACGTTGGTGGCCGGCGACGTCAACGCCTGGTATCTCTCGGCGGCACCGGATCAGGTCGACATCCTCGAATACGGGTCGCTCGAAGGCGAAGAGGGACCGATGGTCGAGAGCCGGGTCGGCTTCGACGTCGACGGGCTCGAGATCAAGTGCCGTCACGATTTCGCCGCCAAGGTCATCGACCATCGCGGCCTGTTCAAGAACGCGGGCGCATAAGCGGACGCATCGCATAACGGAGAGGACGTCTCATGAAGAATTTCATTTCCGACGGCGACGACGTCACGTTGGTCGCCCCGACCGGCGGCGTGGTGAGCGGGACGCCGTACCAGATCGGCCAGTTGCTCGTCATCGCGGCGACGACCAAGGCGCAGACGCTCGACTTCGTGGGCCGAGTGCGCGGGGTGTTCGATGTGCCGAAAGTCGGATCGCAAGCGTGGACCGAGGGACAGCTGATCTACTTCGACAAAGAGAACGTCCGGTTCACGTCGGTGGCCACGGCCAGCCTGCTCGCGGGTGTCGCAGTGCGCCCATTACCGGGCGTGGGCGCCGGTGAGGTGATCGGGCGTATCCGGCTCAACGGGGCCACGCGCGCCGACGACGCGTAGGTGCGTGAGGCGCGAAGGCCGTGGATCTTCGCGTTCCGCTGGCGCCGATTCTCTCGACGTTCGGCGTACCGGCCACGGTCGTGCGGCCGGCGCCGGATGACGCACCGATCGCGACGACAGGCGTCTGGCTCTCGAGGGCGGCGGAACAGTTTCCAGGGGGGGCCGAGATCAGGCGCGCCCAGCGTGACTACCTGATGGCGTTGCCGGTGGCGGATCTCCCGACGGTGCCGTTACTGACACGCGTCGCGGCACCAGATATCGGGGGAGGGCCAGTGTTGTCGTGGATCGTCGATGGCTTCGATCGACTGGACGCCGAGTTTCGCTACGTGATTCTCGTGCCTGAGCCGGCGCTGAGCTGATGGCCACGCGCCGGGAGCGCATCCTCGAGGCGTTTGTCGAACGGTGTCGCGCAATCGAAACGAAGGACGGGTTCGCGACGGATGCGGGCTGGAACGTATCCCTCGGGGCGATCACGGTACTCGGACCAGATGATCCCGATGTGCAGATCGCCGTCGCGCCCGATGACGACGTCGTCAAGAAGGAAGGCCCAGGGCTGGGGATTCAGCTGCCCGTGGACATCTGGGCGGTAGCGAAGGCGAATCTCGAGAATCCCCATCTGGCGATCGAGGCGGTCCTCGGTGACATCAAGAAGGCGGTCGAGTTGGCTGATCGGACGTTGGGAGGCTTGGTGCCACAGCAGATCGAACGAGGCACGACGCACGTGATGCCACGTGAGCCAGGGTCCGTCATCGTCGGCGCCGCCATCACGTACCTCGTGTTTTATAAGGAAGCGTTTGGAGATCCGGACGCATAGATGGCCACGGTCTCTGTTCGGTTCAACACCGCCCAAATGGAACGCGCGTTCCGCGAGCTGGGGCAGCGGCTCGGGACCCTTGCGCTCCTGCGCGGACTCAATCGCGCCGCGAGCAGCGCGAAGACCCTGATGGTGCGCGAGGTCAGCCGCGACATGGGGTTGAAGGTCGGCACCGTCCGCGACCAGGTGAAGGTCGTCGAGGCGCGGGCCAATCGCCTCGAGGCGACTGTGAGCACCAGCGGCAAGCGAATCCCGCTCATCGACTTTCGTGCGACCGGCCCGGAGCCCTCTCGAGGGCGAGGCCGTGGCGTCCGCGCACGCTTGCCTGGCGGCGCGGGGAAGTATCCGCATGCGTTCATCGCACGAATGGCGTCCGGACACCGCGGCGTGTTCGAACGGATCTCGCCGGCGACGAGCACGTCGCGCGGGGCCTGGTCGAAGAACCTGCCGATTCGAGAACTGCGCGGGCCGTCAATCCCGCACGTCTTCGGAAAATATCTGCCGGCGGGTGCCGCGCGCGCGCAAGAAATCATGCTCACGACACTCGAATCGGAAATCAAGTTCCGCATTCGGCAGGCCGCCACAGCGTAGCGAGGAGTCACTATGGGATTCGCCAACAGCACGCCCTTCGAAGTCATCGCCGCGCCCTTCAAGCTGTACCTCGCCCCCGTCGGCACGGCGTTCCCGCTCATCGATGCAGCGCCGGCCGTCGACTGGCTCTTGATCGGGTCGTCTGGTGACCTGAACTACCACTCGGACGGCGTCACGGTCGAGCAGATGCAGACGATCAGCAAGTGGCGCTCGCTCGGCGATTCAGGGTCACGGAAGGTCTTCCGGCAAGAAGAGGATCTGATGATCCGGTTGACGCTGGTCGACATCACGCTCGAGCAGTACAAGTACGCGATCAATTCGAATTCGGTCGCCACCACGGCCGCCGGCGTCGGTACGGCCGGGTTCAAAACGCTGGGCCTGTCGCGGGGGTTGGCGGTGGCCACGAACGCGTTGCTGCTGCGTGGCCCCTCGCCCTATGGAGACGACTGGACCTTGCAATACGAGGTCCCGCGTGCCGCCCAAAGCGGGAATCCAACGGTGGTCTATCAGCGCCAGGAACCTGCCGGTCTCGCACTCGAATGGTCAGCCCTCGTCGATCCGTCGCAGTCGGCGTCGCAGTATTTCGGGAGGATCGTCGCGCAGCACGCCGCACCGCTGCCGTAACGACGGGCACGAGCACGAGATGTCAGCGACAGCACTGGCGCTGCGCGGACAGCACGCGCAGGCGCTGCGCGAGGCGCGCGAGCACAAGTCGGCGATCAACTGGCATCGCAAGCGCCTGCAGGACGCGAAGGCCACGCTGGTGGCCCTCGAGGCGGAATGCCGGCGCTTGGGGATTGACTTCACGGTGGTAGAGGAGCAGACGCATGGCACGCACAGCACTCGCGGTACAGACGGTGATTCGGGCAGGTCTCACGCCGAGCTACGCAGCGGCCAACGTTGACGGCCATTCCATCCCCGACGATGGTCGCACCTATGCCCACGTGAAGACCGGGGGCACCGGCTGTGTCGTGACCGAGGTGACGCCTGGCACAGTGGACGGCCTCGCCGTGCCGGACCGGACGGTCACGATCGGCACCAGCTCGGAGCGTCTCATCGGCCCCTTTACCCCAGGTGGCCCATACAGCCAACCCGGCGGAGAAGTGCACCTGAACTTCGACTCGGTCACCACAGTCACCATCGGCGCGTTCCGCGTCTAGCGAGCGGCCCGCGCCACGTCCTCAATACACAGGCGAAGGAGTACTCCATGGCCGATCAGAAGATACCCAGGCCCGTCCTCAACCTCGACACACTCATCGCGAATCGAAGCGTCATCATCGATGGCAAGGAATACGACCTCTTCGATCCGGAGATGCTGAGCCCCATCGACGGGCATCGCCTCAAAATCTGTGGCCGACGCCTCATGGCGTTGTTGGATCAGGACGGGTTGTCGCCGGACGAGGAAGCTGAACTCGAGCGGATCCCAGACAAGGTGTGTCGCGCGGTGCTTGACGCGCCGGCGGAGATCCATGAGAGGTTGACCACGCGCCAGCGGATGGCGATCGTCGAGGCTTTTATCTCGCGCACTCGGCCGATGATGCCGCCGACCGAGCCCGCGCCGATGCCAGCGGCCCCCTCGACTGGGGAGAACTGATCCCCGAATTGACACGGTTCTATGGAGGCGACCCGGTGCTGTGGCTCACCCGAGTCCCACTCGCGCTCGTGCGGGCCCACGTCGAGATGCTGCCGCGGCTGCAAGCGGAAGAGTCGCTGTTGACGGCACGCAGGGTCGCGGTCGGGTCTGGCTCCATGAGCTCGAAGGATGCGCGGTCGACGCAGGCCGACTGGCTGCGCACCATCGAACCCCACACCGCGCGCGCACGCCAGAAGGCGTCTCCCGCGGATCTCGCCGCGATGGGCATCGGCTATCACATCGTTCCCGCGAAGGCTGGCTGAGATGGCCTCCGGTCAACGAATCGCCCGCGCGGTCCTCGAGCTCACCACCGATCTCGCTGGTTACAAGAGCGGTCTGAACGAAGCCACCCAGGTCGGGAAGAAATTCGCGAGTGAGCAAGAAGGCACGTTCAAGCGCTGGGCGCAAGAAAACGAGCAGAGCCTGCGCGCCGTCGGCGTCGCGCTTGCCGGCGCCGTCGGGCTCATCGCCGGACTGGGCGCCGGCATTGTCGCCCTGGGCAAGCGCGGCTCTGACGTCGCGGACGTGCGCGATCACTTCCGCCTGCTCGCGGGCGATGTCGGACTCACCGCGGACGCCTTGCTCGGCACGCTCAAAACGGCGATGGATGGGACCGTCAGTGAATTCGACCTGATGCGAACGACGAACCTAGCCCTCAGCCAAGGCCTGCAACTCACCCAGAGCCAATTCAGCCTCACCGCCGAGACTGCGCGCATCCTCGCCGACCGTATCGGCGGGGATGCGACAGAGGCCTACAACACGCTCCTGACCGTGATGGCGACCGGCCAGGACCGGACGTTGAAGACGATCGGGCTCAACATCGACGCGGAGGCCGCGGTCGCGGCGCATGCGAAGGCGATTGGTGTGGAGGCCAGCGCGCTGACCGAGAGCCAACAGATCCTTGCCAAGCGAAACGCGATCCTGGCGGAGATGCGCGTGCAGCTCGTGGCCGACGGCGGTGCCGAGCTCGACTTCGCCGATCGCTTGAGCCAGGTCAAAGTCGGCTTGCAGGATTTCGGCGATCTCCTTGGTGAGGCGATCGCGCGATCGCCGGTTCTCAGCGCCGGGCTGGACGGCCTCGGGGCGTCGCTGGGCGAAGCGTTTGGGTCTAACCGGCAGCAGGCGATCACGACCGTTAGCGGGCTGATCAACAATACCGCGATCGCGCTCGTCGAACTAGCGCAAACCAGCGTCGAGGTGGCGCGCGGGGTCGGGACATCACTCGACGTGTTGCGGCTCGCAATCTTTGGTACCGCCAGTGTGGCGGTGCTCCTGGCGAACGCCTTCACGCTCGCCCTCGAGGCGGCGATCAAATTCAGCCGCTTCACGCAACCGTTCAATGCGCAACTGCGCGGGTGGGATGAGAGCCTCAGTGAGACCCGAACCTTCCTCCTAGGGGTGCAGCAGTCGCTACACGACCAGGCCACCGAAGCGTTGGCGAGTATCAGGGGCCATAGCCAACTCGACGACACGCTGACCACCCTCGACCGCACGCTCGGCGACATCAAGGCGCGGATGATCGCGGCCGGCAGTTCGGCGGCGGACCTGGGCGTACAGTCCGTGACGGCCGCCGGCGGTGTCCGGCGGATCGGGGATAGTGCAACCTTCAGCGCGAAAGCCTTGGATGATGTCGCGAAGCGCGCCGAGGCCCAACGGAAGGTTTTCGAGGATCTTGCGGACGACGTCACCCGTGTTTCTGATGCGCTGGGGAAGATGGCGGACAAAGAGGCGGAAGTGGAAGGCAGGCAATTCGCCGAGGACTTCCGGCTCGGGAACGAGTTGTTCCAAGAGCGCCTCGATAAGATCCTCGAACTCGGCGAGGCCACCACCGAATCGCAAAAGCGGTCCATGGAGATTCGAGAAGCGATGGAGGGACGATCCCTCGAGTCGAGCCTCGCTCGGATCACGCGTGATTTTACTGAACGCCGCAAGAAACTTGGGGACTACCAGTCGTTCCATGGAGACGTGCTGGCCGCGCTGGCCACCGAGGAGGCACTGACGATCGCGCAGGCGACGCGCGAATGGACCTTCGGGCAGAGCCAGACGCGCGCCCAGCTGACGGCCACGGCTGTTCACGCCAAGGAGCAGTACGAAGCCATACGTGATTCTGGAGAACACACAGCCGAACAAATCGCCGAGGCATGGGAGCGGTGGCACCAGGCCGATCGGCGTGCTCGTGGCGACATGCTCACCGGGTGGCTCAGCACGCTCGGGCGATTGTCGGCAGGGTTCGAGCAACTCGCGAACATTGCTGGCGGCGCCCTCGGCTCCGTCGTGCGAGACATTGCGACCGTCATTGCATCACTCAAGGTCGCCGCAGACAACACGGAGACCTTCAATGAAGGCCTCCGCAAACTCGGTAACAGCAAGACGCGCGGTGAAGGCCTGGCGAACATCGCCGCCGGTGCGACGGGGATCGCCGCGGCCTTCATGCAAGCCACCGAGAAGGGCAACGCCTTCACCAAGACGCTGAAGGGTGCCGTTGTCGGCGCCCAAGTGGGTATGCAGATCGGCGCCGCCGCGGGGCCGATCGGCGCGGCGATCGGCGCAGCCATCGGTGCGGTCGTTGGAGCGGTCGCCGGCTTGGCCCGTGCGCTGTTTGGGGGCCCGAGTCAAGCCGAATTGGAAGGGCGAAAAACCGCGGCCGCGTTTCGGAAGGGTCTCGAAGACCGACTCACGCGTGCGCAGAAGCTCGAGGTGGGCAACGAAACGTGGAAGCTCTCGGTGATTGCGATCCGAGATGCGTACCTCGCGGTCGGCCGGACCGAGCAGGAAGCGATGGATGTCGCCCGTCGGCTCTGGGAAGCCGAGAAGAAGGGACCCGAAGCCGTCAAGAAAGTCATCGACGAAGTCAACGTGGTGCTCGAGCAGCACAACCAACTCATGGCCGACGCGAAGGCGTTCGTCGAGGAACTCCCAGCTCTCTTGAACGAGGTCGCCGCGTCCGGTGGTCTCGCATCGCAAGAGCTGCTCGACCTGGTCAAACGAGCGGGGGCCTTCGGGCAGACGAGCGGCGCGGTCGCCGACTTCATCAAGGGGCAACTCACTGGTGCGATCGGCGGGCTGAAGGCGTTCGTCGACAACGCCGAGGTGGAATCGCAGCGTGCGGCCACGGGACTGGGCGCGGCGGCCGCCGCCATCTTCGGAGAACTCCAACGACAGGGGATGACGGCACGTGAAGCGCTCGCCGCCCTCGGGCCGCTTGTCTCGAAGCTCGAGGAGCGGTTCAAGACCTTCGGATTCACGGGCGGCGCCGCCTTTGAGGAATTGAAACGGCTCTCGAGCATCGCGACCGACGAAACGACCGGGCCGCTACTCGACGCTGTGGACGGGCTGAACATGGCCCTCACGGGCCTCCACAACAGCGGCATCCTGACGCAGGAAATGTTCGACGGCCTCGGCGTGCAAGTCGCCGACACGTTCAAGAAGCTGCGGACCCAAGGCGTCAGCGGCCGAGACGCCCTCCTCCTGCTCTCGCCGACATTGCAGACGCTCTTTGAGCTCCAAACCGATTTCGGGTACTCGGTGGATGCCGCGACACAGTCGCTCATCGATCAGGGGAAAGAGGCGGGGCTCGTCGGGGAGCAGCATCGGAGCGCCGACGAGAAGATCGCGAAAGGCATCGAGCGCCTCGTGACGCTCATGGAAGCGTTCGTGAAGTCACTCGGTATCGATGTGCCCGCCGCCGCCGACCGTGCGAGCGACGCGATTCGAAACATTCCCGACGCCAACATCCAGGTGAATTTCAAACCGGGTCCGTTCCCGACGCCGCCGAGCGAGGTGGACTGGGAGGCCTGGACCGAGGGGCTGCCACCAGGGTTCCACACGGGCGGCATGGTCACCGCCCATCGGGGGATGTTCCTGGGCGACGACTTCAAGCCTGGAGAGACGCTCGTCAAAGCCTTGACCGGTGAGGGCATCTTGTCACGCATGGGGATGCGGAACCTCGGCGGGCCGGAGATGCTCAGCGCATTGAACCGCGGATCAGGCTTCCCTGAATTCAGACTTCCGGAGCTCCGAATGCCGGAGCTCTCGATGCCCGCGCGTGATGCGAGCGCCTTTCGTATGCGGAGCGCTGAGAGCTCAGGCGAGAGAGCCTCACGCGTGGTGCATGTCGCCACGAACGTCACCGTGAACGGCGCGCAGAAGTCCCCGAGCGAGCTCGCCCGCGAAATCACGAAGCACGTCGTCCGGGAAATCCTGTACTACGACACCGATGGCACGAGAGACAAGATGCGGCGAGGGCTGAAGTAGGTGCCTGGCTGTCTCTACGGGAAGCCGTCGATGAACAAGACGCCCAGCGCGACGCTGTCGTGGGCGGTTGGGACCGCCAATGCCAACTATCCGCTCGCCAACGCCGGCGATCGTGATCCCGGCACGGTGGCCAAGGCGAACGAAACCACGGCCACGCTGCGTGCGACCTTCGGTGGGGCACAGGCTCTCGAGGGCGTGGTGCTCATCAACGTCAATTTTCCAGGGCTCACGATCGGGTTGACGAACAACGGGGGGATGGCCACGCAGAATCAGG